TCACATCAGCATTGTCGATATTGGAATTATGCGGATAATGTCACCATTTTGGTCTTTAATGCCAACAGAAAGTTGTTTGTAACGCAGTCCATCATCCACTAAAACAGCTTCGATGATCACATAGTCCGCAGTTTCAACCAAATCTTTGGTATCTTCCACAATCATTTTTCATTCCTCCTTTGTTTTTCGTTATACTACAACGAGACAATGATTGTCAATACCTTTCACTAATATTAAGTAAAAAAAGCATATATGAAAAAGCCCATCGGATAACCGGTGGGCTTTCTGTTTCACTTAATAAATTTATGATTGTCTGCGCATTCCCAGATACACAGCCAGCCGGAGGGGCAGCGTGCCCACAGGTTGCCGGTGGAGAGCAGCTTGGTCTCCAGCACAGTGATGGTGGTGCCTGCACGAAACATAGCGTCTGCTTTTGACTTGCTGCTTGTAGCGTGTCGCCGGCCGTCCGTGGTCAGGTCCTTGACCTTCTTGCGGCCGGTGGCTGCACCTGCGCCCTTGTAAATGCCTCGCACTGCTGTGGTGGTATATGTACCCGGCTTAATGGTGGGCGCCTTAGGGCTTGCTTTACGGTAATTCACATCGTTTTCCGCATAGACAGTCTTGGCACCCTTAGCATTTGCAAACAGCCAAATACCGCTGATGTCCGAAGCCAACGCTCCGGGTTGCACATACACTTCTCTGGCGTTTTTGACTTTGGTGTACTTCCTGCGGTTGGCGGTCATGGTGAACTTGCCATCATACCAGTACGGATCCAGCACGATCAGGTTACCGGCCTTGTCCAGGCCGCCTACATATACATAATGGCCGCCATTGGAGAACAGTTGCTTGCCGCCACCGGATACGCACACAATGGCTTTGCCCCCGCTTTTCAGGTGCTTTTTCAGCTCGGTTGCCGTTTTGACCCGCTTGCTCACAATGGAGTAGTGCTTTTCCAGGTATGCAGCCACCTTGTCCATATCTGTGCCGTCTGCGGACCGTGCGCCCATCAGTAGGCACTTCTGTGTCCAAGCTACCGTGTCTAAGCTGGTAAAGCCGAAGTTATGGAGCACCATGAGACTGGCACACACCCCACAGCCACTTGTGTAGATACAGCCTCTGGTGCCGTATTTATATGTGTGGGTCTTGCTGGGGTATCTGATAGATTTGCACTTTTCGGTGGTCTGCCGGCAGTAATACAGCTTACTCATGGTGTACAGCCTCGCTTTCTGCCGTCTCCGTCCGTTCCAGCGCCAGTGTCTCATCTGCTTTCAAAGCGGCCTTGGTAAAGCTGTTGTTCTTCCACCATGCGGCCAGGGAAGCCGCCACGGCTACCACCGTTGACACGGCGGTGTACACCTCATCGTCACTGAACGGCAAGGGGTTCTTGCCAAAGGCATTGAGCAATACATTCAGCAGAGATACCGCCAGAACGGCGGTTCTTGCAATGGTTCCTGCGGTTACTTTCATTTTTTAGTCCTCCTTTTGTTGCGGCTCCTCCGGGAGCGCGATAATTTCATTATAAAATCTGGTCATCATTCCATTGCCGCCAAGCGCATGATAGGCGTCGTAGACCTTGACCATAGCTTCCTTGGCATAGAGCGGGCAGTAGCGCCGCTCAGTATGCTTTTCGTGCTGCCGTATGATCTCGGCACGCAATATGGACTGCAAGCCGTTTTCAATAGCTATGTACCGGGCTGTGGTGACTTCGTCCATTGCTTTCTTGCTCTTTTTCTTTGCAATCAATGAAGCAATCACAGCGGACACGGCACTGCCGACAACCGTTGACACGGCAGCAGTCAGGGAGGCGGTGAGAAATGCGTTATACATCGGTCTCACCCCCTTGCAGGGCGTTGATCTCGGCTCGGTACGCAGCCCGCTGCCGGCGGATCGGTGCGTACTCCTCCTCAGACAAGGCTCCATCCGTGTACTTCAGACAGAGGTAATCCGTCTCCGCCAGCTCGGACTTCAAAAACGCAATGCGGCTTTCTGTCTCCACATTCATTTTGCCACCCCCAATATTTCAACTTGCGTGCCTGCACCAATTGTTCGTCCATTGGTTGGGAAACCTAACGACTTAATCGCGCCGTGAGCCTCCACATCCTTGAATATGTTGAAGTTAACCTTGTTGCTAAGCCATATACAGCCTTTTTCCATGACATCAGCTGGGTTGAAGCCACTTGACTTATCTGATTTGTTTTGCATTACACGCACCATGTCAGCAGTCAATTCAACCTCTGCAACAACGAAGCTTCCCTTATCTTTTGCAACATCGAAACGAAACGCATTGGGTATGTAAGTCTCAGATGTGTACGAATTCAAATATACAGTTTGGTCTCCGGCACTACTATTGGTAGTAGTTCCAACGCTAACCATGCGCAACTTAATTTTTCTGCACGGCTTAGACAAAATCCAGTTTTGCTTGTCCGTTGTATCGGCGTCAAATGTTTTGGTGAACACGGTCTCCCAGGTTTCAACACCAGATGCGCCGGGTTCACCGGGATCCCCCTTATCTCCCTTGTCGCCTTTGGCACCATCACTACCGTTCACGCCGTCTTTGCCTGCGGCACCTGTATCGCCCTTGGGGCCTACGACCTCACCCAGAAGTACAGTCGTACCGTCTGTGTAAGTGATCTGTAGTTCTCCGTCTTCTGTGATCTGTGCATCGGTGATACCAATGCCATCCGCACCGGCAGGTCCTTGCGCGCCGGTGTCGCCCTTTACACCCTTTGCACCACGTGGCCCCTTAACATTACCCAAGTTATCCTCTTCGCCGTCAGAATACTCCAGTTGCAGTTCTCCATTGTCATTCACCCATGCGGTATTGATACCACGACCGTCCGTACCATTTTTACCGGGGGCACCATCCGCACCTGGCGCTCCATCTTTGCCGTCCGTGCCAGGAATGCCCTGCGGCCCGGCTGCTCCATCTTGCACGGTGAAAGTCCTGGTGCTGTTATCACCGAATGTGACCGTATAGGTGTGTACACCGTTAGCCACACTCTCTGTGATGCCTGCGATCTGACTCTTCATTGTATCTGCCAGGGCCTTGGTCAGAGCGGATAGTTCATCACTCTGCGATAGGGCTCTATCACTGTAAATAGGTGCGCTGGACACCACTTGCAACTGCGGAGAATACAGTACCGCACCATCTGCATCCTGTACACGGATGTTGGCAGTATGTGTGTTGGCACACTCAGTAGCCGTCAGTTCGTGAATGATACGCCCGCCTTCCAGCCGACACTCACCTAACACTGGACTATTATTGATCATCGAGTAATAAGCAGCTGTTACCTCGCCGGATTGCATATCCAGCGGAACGCCGCCCACATTCAGCGAAATGCACAGCTCTCTTGACGCCTGGTCTCCGCCGGTCACATATACCGTTTCCTGCAAACCGGGTCTGCACACATCAAGAGATATATACATCTGTACTTTGTTCATGTTCTCACCTCTCATTGAGTATAGCAAAAGGGGGGCGACTTTCGTCACCCCCCCGATTGCGGGTTATTTGCTTTTCAGCCAGGCGTTAGTACGGTTATAGATCTCGTCTGCCGTGTACAGTCCGGTGTTGTACATCTTCTGTCGAATATTTCGGCGGGTGGTTTCATCGCCCTTAATGTACTTATCCTTGTACGCAGCGGTAATGCGGCTCTTAATATAAGCACCGTCTTTGCCCGCTTTTCCGGCTTTCTCAAGCTGTGAGATAATGCTTTTCACTTTGCCGGAACTGGTATCCATAGCCTTGACCACATCGGAGCTGCTGTACGGTATGCCGGTCTTGTTGGTATGGCCCTTAGCCATCGTTGCCACTTCATCCATCGTGAAGTAGTCATCCGAAGCAATGGCCCGCACATTCGCCTCGTATGTATCAAACGCGCCAACCTTATAGGCTTCCGCAGCACGCAGCAGCCGTTCATCCGACTTGGCGAACTCTCGGCGTATGGCCTTGTCCACCATATCCTCGGCCTTGTCCTTGGTATAGCCGTTCTTGACAGCCGTGTTTATCAGGTCTTGGCGCATACGCTTGGTGCCAGAGTTGTCATTCTTACTGATCGCCAACGCCACATCGCTGTAATCATAGCGCGACTTCAATTTGCCCTTAGGCTCATTGCTGGTGTCTACATGATCGCTCACATACTTCTCCAGCGCCTTGGCATCAAAGCCGGTGGCTACCACTTGGTCGAACTTCTCCTTGTACTCCGCCTTATACTCTTCTGTGCCGTCGTCATTCTCCTTGGCCGTGACTAATGCCTTGGCGGCGGACTCAATACCATCTACTGCCTTAACGGCGATCTCGTCACTAAAGCCCAGCTTGATAATATCTTGCAGCCGAGCATCAAAGCCGTCATAGTCACCCTCCAAATGAGCCTGCGCAGCCTTGCCGGCATTCTGGTCATTGGCCTTGACCGCAGCCACCAGCATACGGTTAAAGGTCTCATCGTCTCCGGCCTCTCGCTGCATACGATCAACGATCTCCTGATCGCCGGTAGATACAGCCTTATAGAGCTTTGCAGACTTGTCTGTATCCGGGAACATCTCAATGCCGAACTTCTCCAGCAAATCATCAATGAGCAGCTGGCCCTTCATCTCGTCATTAAACACTTCCTTGGTGCCGGTTGCGCCGGTGTGCATATCCAATGTGGCCTTGTGGATCACATTGAATACAGATTGCACATCCCGAGCTACGTTCTTGTATGGCAGACCGACAAAGGCGGACAAGGCGCCGGCCAAGCGGTTGATCTTCTGGCCAGTGCTGATGGTGTCACTGTCCATAGCTTGAACAGCATCACGCAGATCTATGAGCAGGTTCATATCTGCCCGGCTCACATCGTAGCCCATAAATATAGAGATTGCATCTTTCAGCATCGGAAGTTGTCCTGCCGGGTTCAAATTGCTCCACATATTCGGCAGCAGCTGACCGAGGTACACTTCCAGGTAAGTCTTGTCGTCATCATCGTCTCGTGCTGCTGTAACGATAGACTGAAGAATAGAGTTGAGCGCCGCAGCTGCCACAAGCGATCCAACAACCCTTGCGCCATAGGACTTGGGGGCATTTCCGTTCTTCACCTGGTACACAGCGTCCACCAGCATGTTCAGAGAAGTGGTAGGCTCAGCCATGAAGGCCGTTGCCATCTTCATAGCGTTATCAGACGAACGCATCATACCCGATCGGGAAAATACAGAGTCATACACTTGGGTGCGGTCTACTACTTCAGAGAACCGTTCCCCGGCCTTCTGGTATGCAGCCTCACCGGTCAGGTGAAAATCTGTTTTGGCCTCGTGTACGCAGGCATTCCAGATATGTGCCCAGGTCAGTTCATCCGCCTTTTCCGGCAACGCAGACAGCACGCTGTCCCGGTAGTCGCTGTCCGTGACCAGCGCTCGCAGCTTTTTGCCAAAGCCGCGCGGCTTGTCTGAGTTGATCCAGTCCGTGGCCGTCTTGCCCATTCCGGTATCAAAATAGCCCATCTCCTTGACAATAGCCACCGGGGCGTACTTTTTCAGCTGCGCATAATCCCGCTTGCTAACAGTCGTGGCCACAAAATGCTTAGCCGGAATCACTGCCATCGCTCTGGCGATCGCAGATGGCTGCTGGATAGCCACAGAAGCAGACGCAAACACGGCACCCTTCTTGAACAGACTGATACCCTTGTTCACATACCGTGAGCCATTGTCCGGTCGCACACCGCCGTTCAGGTCTCGGATGAATTGCTCAATATACCGTTTGGACTCCGTGTCCATATAGCCACGCACCGCCTGCGATACCGTACCGTTTTCGCCAACCTGGGTGTGGTAGTTGTACACCCGCTGGAAGTCCTCCAGCGGCAGCGTGAACGCATGATACAACGCCATATCATTTACATGATTGGCCCACACATCATCGAAAGACGAAATGACCAGGGCATTGTTGGCGTGTACATTCAGCTGATTTGTAAAGCCGCTGTTCTTGATCTTGGCGTCACCATTGGCCTTGTCCTGAATATACTGCACATAATCACCGGCGGAACGCATGGGGATATAGTCGCTGTCCGTAAACAGGTCCATATCGTACATCACCCGAGATACCTCGTTGCCCTTAGCGCCCATTGTATCTGCCAAATAGCGCTGCATATCCTGGGCGTAGGCTTTCTGCTCCTTGGTGAGCATATCCGTGGCCTTGGCAATGTCTTCCACGGTCAGCGGGTGTGCCGTGTTGTCCGTCAGCTCCACAATGCGCTTGCCCCGCTTGGAGCGGGTAGATACCTTGTCAAACACCATACCGCCCTGGGTCAAGTGCTGCATTGCCGGTTCGCGCCGACTGAGCGCATACAAATAGAGCAGCTGCTGCAAATTGAATTTCAGCTTTTCGCCGTACTGGGTATCCAAAGTAAAGGTCCTTTTTGGGTTCCAGTTGTAGGCATGGTACTTCTCTTTCAATCGCTGAGAATACTGCCGCGCATCGTAGCAATCCCGGGCCCAGGTGTCCTGACCACCGCGCAAGTTGTGGTATAGCTTCTCCAGCGTAGGCGAGCCTTGCATTCTGAAGAAATACTCCGGCTTCAAGGCGTTGTAGCCAAAGCCCTTCATAAACTCGATACGCTCGTTGGTCTTCTTACCATTGGGATCCTTTTTGCTGCCCTTCAGTTCATGAATGATCTGCTGGCCCTGGCTCTCCACCGTAGCAGTTTTCTCTGCCTTGAATAGGCGGTTGCTGTTGGTAACAGCCTTTTTGACCGACCGGATCAGCTGATAGGTTTGTTCCAGCTCATCAGCGGTCATGTCGTTAATGGACTTGTCGCCAATGCTCTCCTTTAACTGGAGGATTTGTCCCTTAAACAGATTGTTGTAGTCCTCCACCAGAGTGGCATACTCGGTCTTTTGGCTATCATTGCCTTCTATTTTGTCGAAGCCGTCTCTAACCTTATTCAGGTAGCTGTCCAGCCTCTCCCCGGCCTTGCCGTCCAGAACCACAGCCCTACCCAGTTCTTTCACGCTGTCCAGAAGTCCATTGGGCACCCGGCGCTCTTTGCCGCCGTTTGCCGCCAGGCTCATCAAGTCCAGTATCTGCTTCTTGATTTTGTTCTTCTGCACCGTCTTGCGCCGCTTTTCCACATCGCGGTGCCGCCGTTCTGCGTATAGCTGCCGCTGGGCTTTCAGCTGATCGGCGTACTGGGTACGCATATCTGCTTTGTCCTGCCGACTCTTGGATTGTACCGCCTTCAACTTCTCTTCATACCGCTGGCGGTAATCATCCTTAACGGACTGGAGCCGCTTGCGGTATTTGTTCTGCATCGCAGTAAAGCGATCGTTCTGTCGCTGGGCATAGGTCTTGTACTCCGGAGTGTCCATGTACGCATCAAAAATATCATAGGCCACGGTAGTGGCAGCATCGTCCATGTCCATACCGTCATAGGAATAATAAGAGTCTTTCAACTCCTCCACGATCTCCAGCAGTCGCTCCGGCATGTTCTGGCTATTCTCCTCAGCATCAAAAGTGCCCGGGTACAGTTCAGCCAGCTCCTGCCAAGCGCTATCCAAAGACTGTCCATTCTTAGCCAGATTGACCGCACCAAACAGTCGTTTGCGGTAGTTGCCATACCGATCATGGTGGTAAGCCGTCTCCGCCTTTTGCTCATCGGACAGCGTGATTGCCATACCCCGCAGCGTGTCCAAAACCTCCTGGGCGTATTCGTCACGCACCGTGTGTTCCGGAGTGCTATCCAGCAGCTCATGGGCAATTTCTTTCGCCTGGTCCATGACAGACGAAAAGGTCACATCATCGTTGTTGCCAATGTAGTCAAACAGCCCTTTCAGCTGCACCATCAGGCGGGGTGTGTCCATCTTGCTGCCGGTAGACTTCTTCAGCTGTCGGGCCACACGCTGTACCTGGGTTTGAGAAGTATGGTGCCCGGTCTCCAGCTCTTGACTGTCAAACACCTGGCGCAGAGTGATGTTCATCTCGTCCAACCGCTTGTCATCCCGCAACAGAGAGGTGCGCCCGGTGTCGTCAATGCTCTTGGACTTACGGCTCTCCGTCAGTTCTCCTGCAGTTCGTGTATCTTGTCCAGCAGTTCGCTCTCTGACGGATTTGTTGAGAGTATTTCTTCCATTTTCAACACTGCCTCGTCCGATGACATGAAAGCGTTTGCTTCGATTATTGTATCTGGCGAGTAGGTATGAAGTATCTTGAATGCAAGTTCCCAATACAGATTCATGCTGCTTGGTGTTATCATATTTCAGTTCCTCCACATCTCGAATATATCTTGCTATGTTATGACACTGTGAAGCAACATCGTCCTCCACATTTGGGTCAATCCTACCAATGGCGTACACATCACGGATAACAGGCCCATCTTCCATATCATCATAGACCACATACTTGTACTGGTACTTGGAGTCGTTCTCACTCTCCACCAGTATAGAGCTGTCACTAACACGCAGCCCGGCGTCTTCACCTGTTTGCATTGCTCTGTTGTACTTTTTCCATTCGGCAGGCGTCAGAGCATTATCAAACCCAACCCGCTTTGAGTACCGAATATCCGGACTGTCGGTAGGATTACCATTGGTAACCTCTTTGATCTGATTGGAGTAGAACGGAATCGCAACCGTATGCTGATCGCCGCCGTTTTTGCCGCCCTGATCTACAATGCCGTCATAGCCGCTGTCCTTCAAGAAGTCTGTGACTACATCCGGGACCGTGGTCCAAGCATGGGTTGTGCCGTTATCCAAATCGTCCTGCAACCGCTCCAGCCAATCCTCAATAGGAATGCCGTTCTTATCCCACATATCCGCCTGGGCATTGTCTGTGTCGTACCGGCTCATGTCTGCATCGTCCACATACGACTGCAAATCATCAATAAAGGACTGATCCAGCTTGCCGGTATTGTACGGATTGGTAATATTCAGATAAGCCTGATACACCTTTTCTTCCCGGTAGTCCGGGTTATTGTACTGAGCCTGATCAATACCCACCGCTTTTAGCACATCCAAGAAACGGCTTTCTTCGTTCCAAAGATTTCCATCACCAAGCCACATATCTACCAGTACGGACAGCGCATTGCCCTTGGCACGGTGCAATTCGTAGTCGCTAAAGCTACCAATGCCTATTTGATTGCCTGGCTTCAAGACAATGTTATCGTTGTCGTCCAGCGTGACCTGCTTGATCTTCTCGGTCATTGCTTTCTTTTCAGCTGCGGTCAAGGTGTTCCAGTATTCTGTAACCGGCCTGCCGTTTACCTGGAACTGGGTCTCGTAGCTGTCATAATCACTATCATAGGCGAGAGAAGTATCTGCTTTATCCCTGCTGTAATTTGTGGCAATATCCGGATCGTCCGTAAAATACGCCATCGGCCCGGAGGTTGCCCGCTTGGGGTCAAACACATAACCTACCCGGTCCGCTCTGGCAGTACCGTGGTAGAACGGTTTGATCTTACCGTCCTCGTCCCGCAGCTCCGGCGCCACATGCTTATACCGCCGCTGCTGCGCCTCCGTCAGTTCGTTGCCTTGACTATCCACTTCCAAGGAATGCCGGGTGTTGTTTTTGCCGTTCTGTGCATTTTTTTGCCCATTCTGCATAGAATGAGTATTGACACCGGACGGCTTGTTTGCTACAATGGTGTTAATGAACCCATAACTGGAACTGGGTAACGGCAATTGGAGCCTATTAACCGACAGCCAGTTTTGGGTTCGTTTTTTATTTGGCTCCACATACAAAATCTTACTGGTGTCAATCAAGCCCTGCGGATTTGTGCTTTTTCCGTAAGCGCTGGAAATCTTCAGAATATCAAGTGCTTTGCCGCCGTTATCCGTCGGGTTCAGAAGCAGTACTGCCAATACCGGGTCATTCTTTTGGTCGTAAACCTCACCAAACAAAGTTAAGCTGCCGCTTTTGGTTTTAGATTCCATTACTAAAATCGGATACTCCAGAATATTCGGCACCTGTTTAATTACCGTATCTGTCATTTCCGGATGCTTTGCTTGAATTCTTTTGATCTTAGAAGCGTCCCACCAGATTTTGCGATTGTCCACGCCCAGCTTTTGCAGCACCTTGGAAGTTGTACCTACACGGAACGAAAATCCGGAGGCCTTTTTATCCCACTGGTCGTATTTCTTTTCAAACTCCGGATTGATACTGAAGCGCACATCTGCACCGGTTTTTTCTCCGGTGCTATTTTTTTGCGCCGTGTCACCATCCAGCATTCTTTGGCGGTTGTCAATGGCATTGTCCAGTGCGTTAAAGAAGTCGTC